GTTTGCAGTTGTAATCAAATTGTTTGCTGAATTAGCAATATTTGCCATTACAGCGGACACACCAACATTAGTAAAAAATTCAATTGTGCTTGCAACATTTTTTATTGAATTTGCAGAAACAGCAATACTCGTAGAAATTGAACCTAATGGATTCTGATTATAAGAACCAACATTATTGTCAGCAATATCTTGTGATTGCCAATCTTCAATGATTGGTGGAAGAGCTTCTAAATGTGCTATAGTATCATCCGAAAAAGATGTTACATCACCATGTGGATCACTATAGTTGTATCCTAGTTTTGAAAATAAAGTTGCCATAATTAAGCGCTCATCGCAGGTGCAGTTGTTGTTCCAGACGGACCTTTTGGTGTCGGATGGATGTGTAAATTATAAAAAATGTCGTTAATCAAATCAGCGCCTAAAATTGAAGAAGATATGCCATGAGTTGCTAAACCTGCATTTAATTTTAAAAAGTTGCCAACTGGTGCATTGACTGAACCTAATGCAGTCATAGAACCAACGATATTGATGCATCCTGGTGTTGCAACTGGTGTTGCAGGAGTTGGAATACCCAAACTTAATCCACCAAGTGATGATGTGAATCCATATGGTCCAGCATAAACACCCATACCAGCATTAACTCTAGATTCTGCCGTAAGACTATCACAAGTAATAGAACCGTTAATGTATAAGTCTGATCCTAAATTCAAGCTCTGTGCAGCTGATAGTCGTAATGCACCACCAAATTTTTCATTTGCACTAATACCAACATCTGCATCACCTAAAATAGAAATGTCTTTAACACCACGAACATTCATTTTACCTTTAACAGCAAGATTGTAGTCACCATTAACTTCTTGGTTAAAGTCACCATCTACTTGCATATTGCAATCACCTTTGACTACAATATTACAAACACCACTAACATAAACATTCTTTTTGCCTATTGTAATATCAAAATTCTCACCAAATACTTTTACAACTTGGTCTCCATTTGGATGCATCTCAATGAAGTTTTTAGATTTACCATGTTGTATACGAACTCGTTCTCTACCAGGAGTATCATCCAATTGAACTGAATGTCCAGATTCACTATCAAATATTTGATTGTGTGGATATAAGGGTGGATGGTCTGGATCCGCAGGCGAAGGCGGTTCAGTAAATAAATTTGTTGACGGATTTGATGCTAAAGCAGCACTTATTGTTGCATATGCCTTATCGTAATCACTAGTTGTTGCCATAATATTTCCTAGGGTGTAGATTTCTTCAAAAAGTCTGGGTCAGCAGGAACTTCTAATGCAGATGGAACAGAACCAGAATATGCAGTAATTGTTGCATTTGCACCAGCAATATCTGATTCACTAACGGGTGCCAATAAACCTACTGTTCCAGAAACTGCAATACCAACTGCTAGACCAGCGGCAGTTGTAGACGCTTTCAATAATTCTTCTGCAGCTTTAGCGGTGTCTTTTATTGCCGCACCTAATTCTGAAAATCCTTTTCCAGAATCAGCTAAAGGAACTTCTGCTGATGATTCTGCCCACACATCAGCAAAAAGACTTGCTATACTTTTCAATAATTTAGTTAAACATTCTTGCAGTAGTTTAAGTAGTTTTCCAGGTAAACTTAGAATCCATTGAATGATTGCTCTAATCTTAACAATAACTGCCAAAACATATTTTTCAAATTCGATGATAGGTTCTATGTATTCTTTGATTACATATCGAATATATTCTGCCGCAGCTTTTAACATATTGATGACTTCAGAAAAAGAACCAGATGGGTCACTAAAACCCATCAACTGTTGTATTTTTCTAATGCCTTCTCTAATCCATTTTGCAATAGCTTTTAGAAACTTTTTTAAACCAATATTCTTTTTTAAATCGTTTACAAAATCGCAAGAGTGTACTAAATTTGCATTTGTTAATGCAATACTACCAGAAACATCACCTCGAGCTGCTGGAGTTGATGGATAACTTGGTCCACCAATAACTGGTGCATCCGCTTTAGTTACTGGTGATATATTACTACCGGTACTTAATACTGGTTGTGGAATCATTTATTATTCTCCAGATGATATATCCTCAAAATACCTTCCAATGATTCTCGGTAACAAGCATCTAATTCAGAATGTTTTTTATCCAATACAATATCACTATGACAATGACAATCAATGTCATCAATTTGTTGCATAAACTCTTCTTTTGTTATTACACCAGCAAGATACTTTTTGTGTGCTATAGTCGCTTTTGCTGTTAATGTATGCAGGTCTTGTAGTTGTTTACTCATTTCACTTTCATTCCAGGTATCATACCCATCATTACAGGTTGTTGTGCGTTTTCACCATCTAAGAAAAATCCAACAACCCATTCACCAACTTGTGGTGCGGAAAACATTCTTGTTGAGTTGAGTGGATACATTGGGTGTGCCCAAGGCAAATCTTCTTTTGGTACTTTTAATTTGTTTGTGTTATGCCAACCAAATATTCTCACTTGGCATCTTCCAATACCTAATGGATCGGCTCTATTTTCTATCTCACCAACCCACCAAATAAATCCATCTTTTCCGACAAAATTTGTATTTTCCATTATCTGTATTTAGACTGTTGTAAAGAACTATCACTTGCAACAACAACTCCATTATTTGTAGAGTCTGTTGCTAATTCACAGAAGGTTTCATGTTTCTGTGAACTAATAACATGTCTTGTTGCTACAATTAAATATTTACCAGAAATTGATTTGTCATCTTGGTCAGAAGTATCAGGTTTGGTTGTAAATGCAGGAACTTTAACATCTAAAACAAAACCAGAAGTTATTGCAAAATTTCCAGGCAATGCAACAGTCATTTTTCTTTGTAACAAATTATGCAATATTGCTTTTCTTTGTGGAATATACTTGTGTGTATCATCAATCAACAGAGATTTAGCCGTATCATTACCTTTAACATATGCTTGAGAATTTCTATACAACTGAAATGGATATAAAGCAACTTTAGAAAATGGCATCAATCCAGCATCTTTACCTTCTCTGTTTAAAGAAACAAAGACATTTGGTTTATCATTTAAATGAGTTCCACTAAAATGGTTTTTAATACCTAAATCCGATTCAACAACAGTTCTTGTTAGAACATCAAATCCAATAAAACGATTTGAATAGAAACCATTTCTTGTATTTTCTAAAATGTCAAATGCGGTACTGATGTTATAGTCTCTTACACCAAAAAATTCACCAGCAACACTATCAGATATATTTTTTGGTGAAAAATTAATTGCAAAAAGAGGTTTTATAGAAAACAATTTATTCAACGACACAAAATTGAAACCATATTGATTTTCAAAAAATAAAAAATCAGCTAAATTGTTACCACTAACAGACCTTTTTGCCAACCAATTCATAGAATCAATAGGTGATAATAACGGCACAACAGAATTGTGAATGCCTTTAGTCTTTTCAATTATTGCTATCTTATTGTTAGGAACTTTTAAATAATCTCTAAGCACAGAAGTTGCAATATCCGAATAAACACCATTATATGCCTGATTAACTTTTTGTTGCTCAGAATAAATTAATTCTTCAGATGCAAAATGTAAAATGTAAATTTCTGAATTTTGATTTATGTTTTTTCTATCACTAAATTTAAAAATTCTAAAAGTTCTTGTTATGTTAGTGCCTTGACCAGTGCTTGCCTCATTATCCTTAGATATACTAATATCCAAATATTCACTACCATCAAATACTAATTTTTTTGCCAAACCAATAGCATCTTTGATGACAATATTACCAGACATGCAAGGATTTAAAATACTATCAAAGATGTTTATCTCTTCAAAAATAGCACTTAAATCTATAGTTCCATATTTTGAATTTAGGGCTAATTTTTTAATCCTAAATTGCGTTGTTTGTTTAATATTAACAACTGCCATTATGCAATCACTCTTCTAAACTCTGCTTCTATATTAGGTATAAATTCTTGTTTTAATAATTTTATTCTTCGTTTTGATTCATTTAATTCCATCTCATAATCATAGTATGACTGTGTTTGTTTTGAGATTTGAATTCTAATAGTGTTACCATCTGCCAACAATATGTCATTGTTTGTTGCGTTAATCGTTGCATAGGTATTTGAATCAACTTCAAATTTATTTGTGACAACAGTATTTGTACTTAATGTTGTTCTTGTTTCAACCTTGTAATATCCATGTGTATGCGATTGTGCCCAATTTGAACCAGATTGTCCTGTATTGGCTTGATTTTTGTATTTTTCATCTACAAAACTAATAAGTGTTCTGTAGTCCATTGGCCAATCAAATTGTGGGTCATTAATATCATTAAACATCAAAACAACCCAATGTCTTTCTGGATCACCATAAAATTTTGAAGCAATAATCTCAGGTGTATCACTATCTTGTATATTATATTCATAGCATACAGAGGTGTTATTTTTAAAACTTTCTTCAAATGAAAATCTTGCCGTTATATTTTTAACAGCGTCACCAGTTATTGTATCAACTGTATAGAGTGTATTGGGAAAAAAATTAAAATATTTTGACATAGTTAACCTTATGGTGGATTAAAATCACCCAAACTTTTTGCATATATCTGTTCATTTTGGGATCTGCTATCAGTTTTAGTGCGATTCAAACCATCTTCTCTATCATAAGAAGCCTTTGTTCTAATCTCAGTTTCTTTGAATTGTAATGATACTCTAATAGCAACTGGCATACCAGTTCCACCTCTTGTCGCAGATTGTCCAGGAACTTCATATGCAGAGAAACCACTTGGTGCATAATCAACAGTCAATGTCTCCAAAACACAAATACCTAGTTTTGGAATATTTGGATTCTCAATACCATTATAATAAAAATTAATACCAAACTCAGAAGGTGGAACCATAAAGAAACCATTTGATGCAACTAGACCTTCTGGTGCTTGATGAAATCTTAATTCTCTTATAATGTTTTGTACTTCTTCAGATTCTTTTTGTGACCTTGGATAAAATTGAAAATCAAATCTAAATGTTCTGAATGATGGTGTTGTGTATATCATTTCCAACATTGGATTTTGTACAACACCAGTCGCAGCGGTAAATAATGTTTTTCCAAAACCACCACTTTTGTTTGCAAGAATACTTAAAGCAAATGGACTAAGATTTGTTACTGCTTGTTTAAATTTATCACCTGAACCTGGATCGTTAACAATATCAGCGATTGATTTTCCACCAGCAGCAAGACCTGTCAGTAATTCACCACCCATACCAACATCTGAATAACCTTGATGATGGTCAAACACTAAAGTGTCTGGCATATAAAGAGAAATTGTTGTGGTTATTTTTCCTGTCGCTCTTAATCCCATTGGGTTACCAGCTGCACCAAAAACATCATTAGCATATCCAGTCAAAGTTTGTGCGCCAGCTTGTGCTTGTTCTGTACTCTGTGGATTTATTCCTAACAAGTTTGCACCTTGACCAAGTAAATCAATACCTTTATTAACTATACCAACGAGTGCTTGACCTGCTTCTCCAGCTGCACCTCTAACAGCGGCAGAACTTAAATCATATCCATATGCACCAGCTAATGCTTGTTTTCCACTTGCATCTAATGCTGGGTCGTTTTGAAATTGAGTGTTTCTTTGTTCAAATATGGTAATAGTGATGTAGTGATTTTTATCAGAAGCAGATAAATCAGACGGATATCGTAGATTTGATAGTCCGTATTGACTCTTTAATAACGAAGATAGCGGACCAGTTAATGATGGCTGACCGCCGGCTTGTACACCAATGTCTGAAAGAAAGCTTAATAGTCCCGCCATTTATTGTCCTATAGGTTAACTAGATATATTTATCATACATATGGAGACTATTTATGTCATATAAAGGGTGGTTTACCCCAAAACATCGAAGCAAATATAAAGGCGATTCTGCGAATGTAGTCTACCGTTCCTCATGGGAACTTAGGGTGATGAAATGGTTAGATGAGAATCCAAGTGTCATTTGGTGGGCATCTGAAGAACTTATCATCAAGTACAAGTCACCAATCGACCAAAAAATACACAGATATTTTCCAGATTTTATTGTCAGATTGAAACAAAAGAATGGCACAGAATCTACTGTTGTCATTGAAATAAAACCCCAAAAACAAACAGTAAAACCTGAACAAAAAAGAAAAACTAAACGATATCTACAAGAGGCGGCAACTTATGCAATCAATCAAGAAAAGTGGCGGGCTGCAGACTTATTCTGTAAAGAACACGGATGGCAATTCAAAGTGCTAACTGAAAAAGACATAGGCATTTGAGATAAATAGATAATGGCAAAACTAATAGACAGAATCAAACTATCTCTTGCGAAAGAGGGTCTTTCTACAGGCACAAATAATGCACGGACTTGGCTTCGTGCCAAAGTGAAAGAATTGACTCCAACATCAAGAGCATTAATGGCAGATAGAAATAGATTAAGAGGAAATTCAACTATTGGTAAAATGTACTTTTACTTTTACGACCCAAAGACAAAAGATACATTACCATACTATGATAGATTTCCACTTGTGATTCCTATCGAATCATATAAAGATGGATTCTTGGGTTTGAATTTACATTACATCCACCCAAAACAAAGATTGATTCTTTTAGACAAATTAAGTGAAACTGCAACAAATGATAACTATGATTCCAAAACAAAATTAAGAGTGAGTTATAGTTACCTTGCTGGTGCATCAAAAGCATTTGAGGCAACACCATGTATTAAGAGATATTTGTTTACACATATACAATCAAGATTTTTAGAAATCTCCGCAGATGAATGGGACATTGCCGCAATGTTACCAGTTGAAACATTTGTTGGTGCCACTACTAGTAAAGTTTACGCAGATTCAAGGAAAAAATTCTAATGTCATTCTCTCCAAATTTATTTTTGTCGCATATGCGTTCAAAAGATGGTCCTGCAAAACCATCTAGATTTGAAGTCGTTATTCCATTACCAAAATACATTTCAGATTTCGTACCAAACAACATTATTGAAAACTTATTGAATTTACCAAATGCAATCTTTGGTACAGTAACAGATGCAATTGGTAGTGCTACTGGACAATCTCCAGTTGGTGCAAATTCTACACTATCAAGATATCTTGCATTACAATGTGAAACCGCAGAATTGCCTGGTAGAACATTAATGACACACGAAGCAAAAGTATATGGTCCAACTTATAAAGTACCATATCAATCACAGTACAATGAAATGACTTTGACTTTCTTATGCACTAATGAGTTTTGGGAAAGAAAATTATTTGATAGATGGATAGAAGCAATTATGCCATCCGACACAAACAATATGAGATATGCAAAAGATGAAAAAACAAGATACATGACACCAATCAAGGTGATTCAGTATGATGATTTTATTAAGCAAATATATGCAGTTGAATTGATTGATGCGTTTCCAATTGGAATATCAGCACAACCATTGAGTTGGTCTGAAGACGGATTTCACAGACTATCTGTACAATTTGCCTATCAAAGATACAAACCAGTATATACCGGAGGTTACGATATCGCTGCAGCTGCAGCCGCTCTATTTGGAGTTGGTCTCAATAAGATATTACCTTTTGGTAAAGCATTAACTTAAATTTTTAATAAAGTGAGGACATTATGTTACCTAAGATAGACACGCCAATTTATGAAGTGAAACTTATATCAACTGGCAAAGTGGTTCAGTTCAGACCATTTTTAGTAAAAGAACAAAAACTATTTCTGATGAACACAGAGAATGATGATGTTGAAGCAACAATCAAAGTCATTAGGCAAGTATTAAAGAATTGCGTATTGAGTGATATCGATGTTGATGCGTTGCCTGTATTTGATTTAGAATATTTGTTTATGCATCTGAGAGCAAGGTCTGTTTCAGAAGTTGTTAATCTCAAATATCGATGCAATAATATTGTAAAAGATGACAAAGGTGAAGATAAAGACTGTGGTACAATTAATGAAGTATCATTCAATGTGTTGGAAATTCAACCAACTATCACCGAAGGTCATACGAAAAAGTTTCAATTGACAGATAAAGTTGGCATCATTATGCGGTATCCAACTTTTGAGTTGATGCAAAAATCAGCAGGCAGAGAAGACGCTGATGTTATTATGGATTTAATTTATGCATCAATCGAACAAGTGTATGATGAAGATACTGTATATCATATGAAAGATAATACAAGAGATGAAATCATAGAGTTTGTGGATAATCTACAACAAAAAGATTTAGAGAACATTCGAAATTTCTTTGATACTATGCCAAAGATTGAAAAGAAGATTGATTACAAATGTAAGAAGTGTGGTTACCAAGAGAACATCACACTGGAGGGTGTGCAAAGTTTTTTCGCATAAATTTATACCATGATAACCTAGGCAATTACTATAAGACTAATTTTGCATTGATGCAACATCACAAATACAGTCTTACAGAACTTGACAACATGATGCCTTGGGAACGAGAAATATATGTCACAATGTTGGCACAGCATTTAGAAGAAGAGAAGCAGAGAATGGAACAACAGGCCGCTAATAATAAGAGATAAAAAATGGCAGATTCAAGACTAGCAGATATTTACAGAAAAGAACTAAAGACTAAAGGTCTTCTTGGCGCACTTGTGTCCGCTTCAGGCGCAAGACTTAAAGAGAAGACCGACATTCGAGGTTTATTACCACAAACTGGTGTTAGTGGAGCTGCATTTGAAAAAATGTTTGGTAAACGATACAAGTATGGTGGTAATAAAGAAGCGATAAGAGGTGCGGGTGGTTCTGATAGTGGTGTATCAAAATCAATGGAAGAAAAATTGACTCGCATTGGAGTTGATAGTAAATTAACTGCAAAAAATACTGTTGTTCTTCCTGCAATGGCAAGAGATATGAATCTAATGCGTATGAATATGCAGAAGATGGTTAAATTATCTGGTGGCACTCCGTCAACAAAAGCAGATATGTTTTTCAAAAGAGCTGGTGATAGAGAATCTCAGTATGAAGGACAATACAAAAAGAATAGTGGTGGATTAACACCAACACCAGCTGGTGAGAAAAAAGAAGGCGGTGGATTCTTAGCAGGACTTTTGGGGATGTCATTTGGTGGTATCATAGAAAGTATTGTTAGTGGTTTGCTTAAAGGTGGATTACTATTAATGATAATGAATGGTATCGGTAAATATTTTACAGATGCAGAATTTAAAGCTTCTGTAAATAAAGCATTTGATAGTTTCTTCACTACAGTTTTTGGTGAAGACTACAAAAAACAACTTGCAACTGGTGCTGCAATATTAGTTGGTGCTATCGTTACAATGAAACTAGCAATGGCGGGTCTAGAAGCTGCTATGTTTGCAGCTGCAAGAAGAATGTCTGGATTGGGTGGTGGACCAAGTTTACCAGGCGGACCGGGTCATGCACCAGGTTCAAAAATGAGTAGAATGGATAAACTTGCAATTGGTGCTACAGTTGCTTGGGCAGGTGCAGAAGCTTATCAAGGATTAAAAAATTGGAATTGGGGTAAAGGAAATACTCTATCAGATAAAGAGAAAAAAGAATTAGCAGATAATACAGCAGCTGAAATAAAATCAAAAACTGGAGTTGATCCAACTGCGGAAGAAGTACAACAAGCAGTAGAAGAGAAACAACTAAAGAAACAAGTATCTGATAAAAAAGAAGCTCTTGCAGTTACCGCAGCACCGCTTGCTGTCGGTGTTGTTGCGGGAACTATATCCTCAACGACCAAAGTAGCACAAGGTGTAGCACATACAGCTCTAGATGTTGCAACAACTCCACCAACAAGTAAATGGGGTAAATTCTTAGCATGGGTTGCAAAAAAATCACCTAAACTGTTTGCGAGAATTGGTGTGAAGTTAGCTGCCGCTGGCGCAATGGCAACTGTTCCATTTGCAGGTTGGATTAGTGCAGCCATAACAATTGGTTTTACTCTTTGGGATGCTTGGGCATTATATGAACTTTGGCAAGAATATAATAATTTACCATCAGATGATACTTCTCCAACTCCTGTAGAAAATAAAGTATCAACAGAAATTGAAGGTAGTTATGATGCAAATGGTGTATTTACTGGAGGACCCGCTCCTTCACCTGCAACACCAGTAAAGAGTACAGCAAGTACACAAGCAGGAACTATGAGTGCTTATAAAACTCGAGCAGGAACTAGAGCTACATCACCAACACCATCAAGTGGGTCAATGCCAAACAATGGTGCAATAGATCCATCAACAACGACTTTTGCAGATTTAACAATCGAACAGCAAGATGCATTTTTTGCTGCACAAAGGAAACAAGAAGGTTTTAGACCAGGAACAATATCATATGATTTGAATAATCCAGGGAATATGTTATTTGATCCTTGGCAAAGAAAATATGGCGGAGAATTAGATACAACAGGAAGAGGAGTTGGTAAAGTTAAAGGACTATTTGCTAAATTCCCAACATTACAAGATGGTGTAAATGCACAAAGAGCTTTGTGGATGACTCCAAAATATTCTAGATTACCATTAGATAAAGCGCTAAATCTTTGGGTGACAGGAAAACAAAACAGTAATTTTGATGAGGGTATGAAGGCAACAAATACCAATTATAAAAATGCAATTTATGCTGCTATTGGTGGTGCACCAACCACTACTTTAGCATCTGCATCATCAACGCCATCATTTACTGGATCCTCAGCGAGTTCAGGTAAAACTTTAACTATGGCACAATCTTCTGTAATGGAACAACAATATAGACTTATGGGTGGTGGAACAACTGTTGTTAATGCACCAACAAATAATACAGTAATGGGTGGTTCTAATGGAAGTGGAGGTAACTCTATCAATCCATATAATGGTGACTTAATGCGTTATCTGTTAAGACCAGTTGCATAATAAAAAAACCCCGCACAAGGCGGGGTTTAATTTGCATAAAAGATTTTACTCTTTTTCTGCTAAAGACTTAAAGTAATCTAAGTCTTCGTCATCATGTTCAACAATCTTTTTATCGATTACTGAAACATCTTCATCATCAAACTTTTTAAAGACGGCATCTTCTGCCTTAGTCTTTACAGAAGAACCACCATCAAAGCCTAAAACTTTATCAAGTTTCGCCTTCAATACTTCATATGATTTGAAGTTGGATGGGTCGGTAAATTCTTTGAGAGAAAATTCTTTCTTCCAAAGTGCTTCAAGTTTCTCATCATCACCATCAAGTAATGCAGACTTATCAGCAAATTCTGATTTGTCATAGTTACGATAGCCTTCAACATTACGAATCTTCAACTTAAAGTTAGCACCTTCCCACATATCAAATGGGTTGATTGGTGTTTCATCAGCGAATTCTGGATTCATCGCCTCTGTAATCTTATCAAAGATTTTCTTACCAAACTTAAACAGTTTGATTTGACCTTCATTTTGAGGATTACTTGGGTCTGAAATCACATAGATGTTAGCAATATAATGCAAACGGCGTTTTTGTTTCCGTGCAATATCTTTGTTTGCTTCGATACCAGAATTCCATAATGTAGTGTTGTACTCTGATACTGGATCTTTTTGACCAAGAGTTGTCAGAGAGTTTTCAATATACCAACCACCTGGACCTTGAAATCCATGGTCGAATCTACGAACCCAAGGTAATGCATCATCACCGTCTACCGCAGGTGCGGGAAGAAAGCGAATAACTGCCATGCCATTGCCTGCTTTATCAACAGTAGGTTGCCAGAGTCTGGTATCGTCTTTTGACCCAGCTTCTTTAGAAGTGGGAGATGTGGTGTCTTCAATTGCTTTGGTTAGTTTATCCAAATCATTGCGACTTCTTTTGAGGTTTGCGAAAGAACTCATATATTATTTCCTTGTATAAAATGTATGTTATTGTATAGCGTTTTGTTCACAGTATCATTATATCACATTATTTAGTTGCTTTGCAAGCACACTATCTAATGTTTGCAGAGTTTCACCGACTTCTTTGTGAAGTATACCGATGCCTCCTGCTTTGTTGAAGGCAACAATTACATCTTCTGTATCATCAATTAAGATTCTATCAGGAGTTGCATATGCCGCTTTCAAACTTCTTCCAGGAACCACATTTCGTTTGTATGCGAGTCCTTGTTTCTTTAACCAAATATCTTTCTGTTCGGCAACTAAGTCATGGTATTTTACACCGCCAGATGAGGTTAGTATTTCAATTGGTAATTCTGTTCGTCTTACATATAGTAACAATTCAATTGCACCTGGAAAGATATCCAAGGTTTCAAATTGTTTCGTCATAACAAAGTCAGTCCAGTTTTTAGACCAATTCTTTTTGTCCCTGCTTGAATTTGGTGCTTCATTGTACAATTCTGTATATCGTTTTTCGAAATCACACAGAACACCATCCATGTCGAGGTAAATTTTATCAATCATTTCAATAAGGCCATTGTTTAGTAGGTTCATCTTTCGGTGTTTCAACTTCACCGGTCGGTTCAATCATTTCGATTGTCATTTCACAGTTAATAATCATCTCAGTATCTTCTAAATCCCAACCAAGTTCTTCAAGGTCAAAGATTGAGTTTTCTTCTAGGAAAGTTTCAATTTCATTTCGCAATTCTTCATCTTGAACATCAACATCACTTTCTTCCCAGCAACCATCATTCAATTCAATTAACTCTGCATCATAACCACAAGAGTAGATATCAACACCTTCTTCTAAATTTGGTGGAGTGTCATCATCAGTTGTTACTGTAAATTCACCCCAGCGCCAACAAATTTCATGTGCGATATAACCTGCGACACCTTCTTTTGTCCAGATTTGTCGTTCAATAATAGATTTTTTCCAATCGGGTTTAACTGACCATACTGCCATTTGTAATCACCTTTTTCAATATAAGTTTATATTTTACACTATCCTTTGGGAGAAATGTGGCATACTTGGTGCATTTTCGCCTGTATTCAGGCCACCGAATAGTGTCTGATATCTTCTTAGACCACATAGGAAAGAATCCAAGAATGTCATTAAGAATACACAAGGTTTCAATCTGTATATCTCTCTGTAAAGTCTTCGTCAATAGACTAGGATAGTCACCATCATGCACAACAATTAAGTCATTGGGATTAGAACAACCATCAAATATTTTCGTTAAATCATTCTCAAAAGTATACGACAACGACTGAATCACCTTTTGTCTCTTTCGGTAATTCATATCCGCTTCTTCCATTAATAGGTTACCTACCCAAGACTTCTCATCTTCAACAAAATTGGCAACAATAAAATTAATCAAATCATCTTTGTTGGTACATTTACGAGACAATTTGTAAAAATGATATTTGTCTTTTCTGTTTTCAAAAGCAGTTACACTAACATTTGTTTTACCATTATATTTGAAGTAATCGTAAGAATCTGATGTAAAGTGTAGTTTGAGTGCCTGATAAATTTCGAATGTTTCATAACCAGTCATATTGGCAATCTAGCACCTTTGTCTTTCAACATATTATTATCCATTGCGTTTGCTTCAATCTTAGATTTTAGATTAGAGTTAATCAATGTTGCAGCTACTTCAATTTCAAGTCCAGTAGTTTTACAATGTTCTACAATCGCTTCTATGTAATTGTAATCAGTATTTGCAACAAGAGACTCTATAGACTTGGCAAATTTTGCCATCTCATCTTTAGTAGGCATCATTTCCTTTTGGGCATTTAGCATCCCAGCATTTTTGATTCTTCATTGTTTCTAAACTGATACCACAGACTGAACAATTCTCAGAAGGTTTCTTCATCAATTGGTCTACAGTCCATTGCATTGCAACAGATGGCGCTACACTTTGCCATGGGTGCGTAGTAGCACCTGCACTTGGTGAATTTAAATCGCCATCATAGATTGATTCTGGTTGTTTTTGTTTTGGGAAAGGCCACTCAACATCATCTCGCAATGTTTGTGTCCATGGATGAACAGGTGTTTCAAACTCTTCATTATGCCATTCTTCACAGCCATTTTCATCAATGAAATCTAATTTGCCTGATGGATAAAAACCTGCACCACGGAGAAATAATTCAAACTGTTCGAGTACACTTGATAGTGTGTCGGCATTAAATTCAACTGTGGTCTCTGTATTATGTCCAGAGATATTGTCTATTTGTTTAAAGATATATTTCATTTTACAATCGTTTCATAAAGAGTTTCAAATTGGTCTTGCACAGCAACTTCCTCATCATAGTTTTGTTTGAAGTAAACTTTCGCCATCTTCGCAACAATCTTTTTAGGTAGTTGCAATTCTTTACTGATATCCGTAATTGCTTCACGGATATATTCTTTCTCACCCTGAGCCCGTGCCATTGAATCAGACACCTCACGGATTACTTTCAACAACTTTTCACGGTCTGCTGGGTTTGAAATTTGATTAACACTCACTTGCTGAATAGCCATAATATACTCCTAAAAATTATTTCTTAACTGTTGTCACACCTGTATTGTGAGATTGTGCTGATGAAGCAAAAGCCACACAAATAATATCGTCACTCTTTGCATATGAACATCTTACTGATAATGGATCAATTCCTTTTGCAATCGCATTATCGATGTTCTGTGCCATAAGAGTTCTATCACTTATACTATAGTAACCAAATCCAAATATTGCTGCCAACAACACTAATGTCAACGACACAATAGTTGGTGTTGGATATTCTATTTTAACTGGCATTTTCATATTCCTTTTCCTGTTTTAGTGTAAAATATGTGGCGGCCAACAACGGCAGTTGTCCGCATGTTTTTCCATCCAGGACTAACATAGTCAGCGTGGTAGAATAAAGCGCCATTGGATGGGTCTATCATTCGTTCATAATTAATATATACACTTACTGCTAATTCTCTAATGTCATTATACAACGAATTGGGGGTGGATGTCAAGCGTTTTTCCGTTGAAATGCGGTGAGCTTTATCTTCGCAGTACCAAGAAAATTGGCAAACATTCCTGATTTTTTGTTTCACTACGCCACAGATATTGGCTTCAAATAAACCGGAATTAACTCTGTTCAAGGTAACAAATGCAACAGCAATTTGTCCTTGTTTTGGTTCGTAGGCAGATTCAAAGTAAATATTTTCTGCTAAACATTCAACTTCTGCTTTTGCCTCTGGCGACAAATTGTTGAATTTGGTTTTAAAAGGGATGTCATATCGTATCTGTGATGCCATTCCAAAACTTATTGTAAGTATTACCGCAACAGCGGCAACACAAATTAAAAAACTGGATTTCATTCTTACTCCTTTGTGTTGAAAGGAGAGCGCACCCGAGAAGAGTGCGCTCTTCTCGCCCATCAGGTGGTAGACTTTTTAGGTGTAGTCTTTGTTTCTAGTGGGATGTTTGAAACGAAACCATTTAGGGTTTGAGCCTTTGAAATGATTTCTGCTTCGGAGGGGAATAATGGAAAACCTGGATGTTCAGGTAACTCTCCCCCATTGATTTTAGCAATTTCTAGTTTGGCATGCCAACTATTGCTAATGATTTCACGCTTACCATAGTAGTCATCGGTAAGCATATCTTTCGCCATTTTTAGTAGTTCGAGGCGAATCTCGAACGGTGTCATATTAGACATAATGCACTCCTTAGTGTGTTTGTGTGTTGTGCTACTGTTGTGTGTTTAGTAGCACATCTATTTAGTCATTCCAATGTCGCAAAACACCGGCAATAATTACAAAATTAGTCACTATGTATATTAACACAATGATTGAACGAACAATGGCAATCTTATCTGCTTCATTGTCATTTGTTGATGCTTTTTCTCCTAAAGCTTTTGCCCACAGTCTCCAGATTTTAGTCCCAAAGCGCTTCATAGTATTTACCAAACAAACGGAAACCATTTGTGATTCGTTTTTGTACTTCTTGCATACCTTCAAAATCTAATTTATAGGTATGATTTGGTCCATCAATCCATTGATACATTGTTGCTTTACCATTTTCATCCCATTTACAAGCAACTGTCTTCTTATCGAATTCACCAGAACTAAACTTATCTTGCCATGTATCATCAACTTTACATTCAAAGGCAAAAATCATTTCATCAAGTACATAATCCCATCGTTTGAAATGATTATCATCTGTATCCCATTCATTTTCTTTTGCTGGTGCTGATGTAGACTTTAATTCATCTGGTACATCGTCATCATCAACAAACGGACCACCATGTTTGGTTTCTTGTAACTGTTTCAACATTGGCAGAATGATATCAGCTAAAGTATGATCCATTGACCAAGTATCCCATCGGTCAATCTTCACATATTTAATTTCTGGATGAACAAAATCAAGAAACTTTTGCCATGCAACACAAAATGGATTTAGAAAATTAACCCACTTGTCGTATTTGTGACCAGGCACATCTTCATGGTTATAAAACACATCATCATCTTTTTCCCAAAAGCAAATTACTTTGAGAATGGTGTAAGGCGACACCCAATGGTGTCGGTAATTACTTCTATAAACTTTCACTCTGTTTCCTTGTATGATTTAAACTTGTCATCATTCCGAATATCAGAAATTCTCTTTTTTGCGGCTGAATTACCCAACCATCTAAAATTGGTACACAAGGTACACTTACAACTTCTTCTTGGTTTTTTTCTTTTATAATTTGCCATTATCTGAATAGGACATATGTTGAATAAGCAAACAATGCTATTATACTGACTTTTGCAATCAATGTCAATAGATAAAACAACTGAACACGGAAAAGATACAACATACCAAACAACAAAAAGATAAACAGCAATTCATTACCATTTACTGAAGAATTTTCTATCTTCATAATTGTTGGTTCTGTCACAATCTTAATTTCTTGGATTGGTTCTACACGAACATCTTCTAAAATTAAAGGCACAATATCACTCCATCATAATATAAAAGGTTGGTTATTCTGTTACGAGGAAACCAACCAAAACCCTAAGCAGTGTTTAGGCTGCTAATGCGAACTGTGAGTCGTTTGCGTTTACTTTATTTTCTTCTTTTTACATCGTTGCTGATGTGCTGTCCATTCTGTTACTTGTTGCCCTGTCGAAACTATGCAGCCCCATCAGAAACACACCCCATTAGAGCCCGTAAAA